GATAAGTTAAACAATAATTTAGTAGAGTTTGTAAGTTTAGATGAACCACAGAAAATTCGTGGTAGGAAACGAGATTTGTTATTTATAAACGAAGGTAACGAACTAAGTTACGAAGATTTTTTTCAATTAAACATAAGGACGACAAATAGAATTATAATTGACTATAATCCTAGTGACGAGTACCATTGGTTGTATGACCAAATCATAGAGCGTGAGGATTGTGATTTTCATATTACTACATACTTAGATAATCCGTTCTTAGATCCAGTACTCGTTGAAGAAATAGAACGCCTAAAAAATACCGATGAGCTGTACTGGCAGATATATGGTAAAGGACAAAGAGGTAGCAGTAAAGCGATAATATTTGCAACCTCAATATGTAATACAATTCCTGAAGAAGCTAAGTTTATATCTTACGGACTAGATTATGGTTACACTAATGATCCTACAGCAATGGTAGGAATATGGATTCACGACCACAGTATATACATAAAAGAATATTTATATAGAACTATGATGACCGCTAGAGATATACATAATGCGTTTATAGAAATAGGGGTGGGTAGAAATATGATATTTGGAGATTCAGCAGAACCAAGATTAAATGATGAATTAAGGCGTATGGGTTGGAATGTAAAACCTAGCATTAAAGGTAGAGATAGTGTAAACGCAGGAATAGATTTATTGAAGCGATACAAACTAAACATAACAGATGACAGCGACAACGCAATACAAGAGTTCAGAAACTACAAATGGATAGAAGATAAATCAGGTAAGCTTACTAATATACCTGAAGATAAAAACAACCATATTATTGACGCTGTTAGATATGGTACATATAGTATCATAAGCAAACCTACATTTGGAAAGTATACAGTTATGTAAAAAATAAATTTGCACAAGTCATAGAATTTTATTAACTTTATTTCATAAAACAATTAATTATGAGTAAAAAAGAATTAGAATACGACAATTACGGTAGACCGTATGTAGATCCAAAAGGCAGTAGAACATTTGGATTCCGCCCTTCAAAAAACTATGATTCAGTTTTAGAAATTGAAATTATAGAAGAATTTAAAGAATCTATAGAAGACGCTATTGAAGAATTATTTGATTACGAATTTTCAGGTAATCTAAAAAATATGGAAATAGAGTTAGATAACGACAATTATTTCTTGTACGATATGTTACACGAATTGATTGATCAGTCCCAGTATGTAATATATACAAACAAATCAAAAGAGGTAGTAGAATGTTTAAACTATTATACACCATTTTGTGAGAATGATATGACTGGAGAGCAGTTCAAGAGTTACAATGAATGTGCTTATGCTAATATATATCAACTTATAATAGATAATTTAGATCTAGAAGATATGACAGCAGTATTTATAGCGAAAACAAGACAAAAACAAAACAATGAGTAAAACACAAAAAGCACCTGATTGGTTTGACGGAGTTATATATGATGAAGGGGCAGAAGTTACAAATCAATTTAGCGGAGAAAAGTGTAAGCTAAATAAACTAGAACTTAGTATTTACGATTACACAATGGGTTGTCAAATGATTAGCAACTGGGACGGTTTAAGAAAAGGACTGGACTGGTTTAGAGCTAACAACGCAAAAGCATACTTAATACTTTTAGATTAGTGAAAAAAGTAGTAGATCTTAATAAACATAAGTCAATGATAAAAACAACATTGGCAATTAATACTGTATACGCACACTATGATATAAACTTTTTAAAATTATTAGATGTAAAACAGTTAGAGGATCTATTTATACAAGACGCTTTTAACAATCCACACAAACATTTAACCTTAGAGTTTGATAAAGACAAAATCAATTTTGAATATATAAAACAAGAATTAACATCTTCATAATATTCTTTTTTCTGAATATTTTTCATATTAATTGGTTTAAAGTCGAGAGCAGTTTGAAGATGGCTGCTCTTTTTTTATTGTAAAAAAATACTTAATTTGGTATTATATTACTATGAAACTATCAGTAAATGTACCAACGGAACTAAATGAATTGACACTTGGTCAATATCAAAAGTTTCTGAAAGTGCAAAAAGATAATGGCGACGGAATATTTGTAGCACAAAAAATGATTGAAATATTTTGTGGTATAGATTTAAAAGATACTTTTAAAATAAAGATTACAGATATAAATGAGATAGTCGCAATACTCAATGAGATATTAGACATAAAACCTGAACTAATAAATAAGTTTAAACTAAACGACAAAGAATATGGTTTTATCCCAGTACTTGAAGATATATCGTTAGGAGAATATATAGACATAGAAACTTTTATGGGTAATTGGGACGAAATGCACAAAGCAATGAATGTGCTATATAGACCAATATCACAAAAACATAAAGACAAATATAACATAGTAGATTACGAAGGATTAGAAAGTGATGTAATGAAAGATATGCCGCTAGATGTATGTTTTAGTTCGGTGGTTTTTTTTTACAATTTAGGAATAGAATTGTCGAGCAATATGATGGATTATTTGACGGATCAGGATCTGAACAATCTCACGACAGAACAAGTCAATTCCATAAAAGGTGGGGGTGGTATTCAGCAGTTTACGAACTCGCTAAAGGAAGTGTTACAGAATTCGAGAATATCACTAGGGAGAAACTAACAAAAGCATTGACAGTATTATTATATGTTAAAGAAAAAAGTGAAGTAGAACGAGCAGAATTAAAAGCAAATGGACGGAAATTTAGCAATTAGATCATACTATAAAATAAGTGAAGTATTAGAAAGTGCATTACTAAGCAACAATATTACAAAGACAGTAACGATTGGAGATGTGTCAGATGTAGATTTAGCTAAACAAACAATATTTCCGTTAGCACATTTCATAGTAAACAGCGTAACATCAGCAGAACAAACATTGACATATAACATAACAGTTCTAGCAATGGACATAAAAGATACAAGCAAGTCTGAAGAAACAGATAAGTTTAGAAAAAACACAGATGAGCAAGACATATTGAACACACAGTTTGGCGTACTTAACAATCTTATGCAAAAACTAAGATTTGGTACACTTTCAGAAGATGGATATAAGCTGACAAATGATCCTACCTGTGAGCCGTTTGTGGACAGGTTTGAAAATAATTTAGCAGGTTGGAATGCTGAGTTAGAAATAGAAATGCCTAATGATATAAGTATATGCTAGTATTTTCTGACAAAATAAATGAAAGATTAGTAGAGTTCTTTAAAGCGGTACAAAAACAAGCTAGACAGAATTTAAGTAAGGGTACAAAACTACAAAGGAGAAAGCGACCTATAAACAACACTAAGAGATTATACAATAGCGTAAAGTATCAAAAGATATTTGAAAAAGACGGATCAATAGCTTATGGTTTATTTATGGAAGATTACGGAGATTACATAGATAGCGGTGTAAAGGGTACAAAAAGTAATTATAGAGTAAACAAGAACACACCATTTAAATTTAAAACTAAACCACCACCAAGTGCAGCTATAGGATCGTGGGCAAAAGCAAGAAACATAAGATTTAGAAACGCAAAAGGACAGTTTGCAAAAGGTAACTATAATGCTATTGGTTATGTTATAGCTAAGAGTATATATGAAAAAGGTATAAGAGCAAACAATTTTTTTACAATACCATTTGTGAATGAGTTTAAAAAATTACCACAAGATTTACAAAATATATTTAGTGATGAACTAATTATAGAAATGATAGAACAAATGATAGAAGCAGATTTAATAAAGAAAATGTAATGGCAGTAATATTATTAAGAAGTCCATATTATGAAACACACTCACAACCATACAGTAATCCTGATGTAGCTAAAAGTGCAGTATTGACATTGTCGGTAGGTGGTACACAGATCAGTCAAATGAGCAAAGATACTGTGCTATCAGGTACAACAAATCAGGAAACTGGAACTGTGAGTTTTGAGATTGCAGATTTATGTAGAGATTATTTAGAATTGACTTTTGATAATTCTTATACTCCACAATTTATTGCAATAACTGGAAGTTTGACATTTAAAAATAAAACTGTAGATGAAATAAATACTGGTGCAAGTGGTGTAGCAAATGTAGGATCTACTGTTACAATAACGCATACTGGCGTAGATGGTTATTATGAATTTATGGAAGGCAAAGGTACTGGCAACAATCCTCCAAATAGTGCAAAATTATTGACAGATTTTGATCCTTCAAGCGGAACACCAATAATGCAAGACGGAGTACAATTATATTTACCTGACAACACAGCAGGACAAATACCATACTGGGACGGATCTACTATTGTATATAGTTCGTTTACAGCTAGTGCAACAACACATACTGTTTTAAGCACAGTTTTTACAATTAATAGAGTTTGTAATAAACATACAGCATATAAGGTTACATTTGTGAACAAATATGGAGCGTTGCAAAATATGTATTTTAATGGTAGAACTACAGAAAACATAAAAGTAGATAAGACTAAATTTAAAAGAAATATAAACACTAGCAGTTTTGAGTATGACAAACAAAAACACAGTATAAAACAATACAACACATTAGCTAACGAAAGCCTTATACTCAACACACCACCTATGAGTTTTGATAGTGTGAATGAAAGTATGAAACAGTTAATGGTTAGTGAGCAAGTATGGATTAGAAAAACTATGGGTGGATCTGAACAAACTGTGCCAATAATTATAACTGACAATCAGCAAACAATAAAAACTGGAGTTAATGATAAAGTAATACAATACACAATAACTGCAGAATATGCTTTTGACTTTATAAGTAATATTAGATAATGAATAATATTGAGTTACACGCTAAACTACCTAATGACTTAAATTTTACTAGGTTAGATTTATTTGGAGATGAAACAATAACTTTAACACAGGTAATACAGGACGCAAAAGATCCTGCAAAAGTATTCACAGATTTTACAAAAACATTTAGCATACCTGCTAGTAAAACAAATAACAAGTTTTTTAAACATTATGAGAATTTTACACAAAGCATAACATACTCTTTTGACGCTAGAAAAAAAGTAGACGCAAAAATAGAGTTAAATAGTTTACCGTTTCAAAAAGGTAGCATAAGGTTAGAAGGTGTAGATCTGAAAAATGGTAAAGCACATATA